AGCATTAGATCTCTCATAGCCGTCTCCTGATCCTTCCTAGTCTTCTCTACAAGCGTTTGTTCCCACTCTGCCATGCTTTCCATACCTACAGGAAAATCAGACGGCTCAGGGGGAAATAAACCCTCTTCAAACTTCATAGAATAAATGTGTTTGCAATATCTAATTTCATCTAGCACTGGTTCCCAGAAGTCAGTTAATTGTGTAATTACATTATCTTTTGCTTGGTAGTCTTTAAACGAAGGCATACCATCAGATCTAGCACCTGGTAATGACGGATCAGATCCACTTCTTATATACACAGAACCAAAGTCTTTATAAACACCGGGATTATCTCTGGTAGTTCCGGGAACAGTTGAAGAGGTTGGTGCTACGGAAGGAGGCAAGTTAAATTCAGCACTAGGTGAAATAATCTCCATTCTTCTGTTAGTAACAGCATCTGTCATGGCTTGGTTAGATATCTTATCTCCAATCTTCAATACTTCAAAACGTCCAGGTTTTAAAGAAGCTACATTTGTTCTTGGAAAATTACTCGCATTTCTTTTACCTAAAGTAGAAAGATATGCATAATCACGTCTCGTGTAATCCTGACAAGTGCAATAGTATCTAGTACCTGTCATAAAGAATCTGCCTACGTTAGGTGCTTTAGTTGTAGGAGTAACTAAAACTCTATCGGGTGTAGCCTCAATAGATCCTCTTTTCTTTAATTTAATTACACCTGTTGTTTCATTAATATCCGCTATAACTGCTTGTATAAATCCGAGTCTTTTCTGAGTTGCAGGGTCTATCGTATCTCTGTTTATAGGCACACCTTCTGCTTCTACTATTCGATCTTCAATAACTTCACCTATTGTGGGTTTTAATCCCTCTGGTATACCATCTACAGGAATAAATAGTGGAGGAGGTAATGGATTAGTAGCACTCCAACTACCAGACAATTGAACTATATAAAACTCACTGTCTTCAGTAACTGAAGCTATGGAAGCTCTAGCTCCTGTGTGATCTAAAACATTATCAAAACGCAAACTACCAGCAACTCTTACTCCAGCCCAATGACAGCCTAATTCTTTATTCTTAGTAGGAAACCCTTTGAATACTCCGGGTATAGCAGGTTGATTACCAGCAGCTGGAGATGCTCCTTGAGGTAAGGGTATCTTATACGTAAAAGGAAAATCAATAGTATTCTGATAATATGAAGCAGTAGCCAGTTCAAATCCTCTTCTCCATCTTGACCAAGAAGATGCACTGTTAACTCTATAAATAGAAGAAGGTAAACTACCTCCAAACTCAGCCTTAATTGGTAATACTCCAAATTTATCAGGTTTACTAGCACCTTTTAAAAATGAAAATGTATTACCTCTTTGTCTGGCCATTACCGTTTGTTTTTAGAAGAATCCTCCCTGAGCAGTTACGTGTACTCCAGAAGCATATCCAGCTGTATTAGGACCTTCTGCATAAACACCTACATATACTCTGTCACCACGCTCTAAATATATCCCTCTGTTTCTAATTGGTTGACCGGCATTTGCATCACCTGTAGAGGAAGCATACGCAGAATGAACGCCGGGAGTAGACACATGAGGCATAACATCAGAGCAATCTACACTATGTACTCCAGCCGGAACCTTCTTAGAAAAGAGTAATTTATAATCTCCAGAAGCAGGAATAGGAGTTGTAGTTCCTCTTGATTGATAGAAAACGAAAGTTACTTCAGGTCTTTGCCCATAATTAACACCTTGATAAGTAAAACCTTGAGTAAGACCTCCTGAGTAATTTAAAGCTTTTAAAATACCAGTTAAAGTAGTCGCTCCTGTGTATGTATAATGACCATACTGATAACTGTTACTTGCAACAGTTGCCTGTGTAGGGTCTTCCATAAAAACAATCATTCCACTGATTAATGAAACAATTGAATCTTTATTGGTAGCGTTCAATGTGAAATCATTACCACGATAGTAATCATTCCTAGTAATAAGTATTGAATCTATTACGCCGCCATTGTTATTATCTTCACTTAATGCTGCGTCCATATCAACCAAGATAGATGGTGCTTGACCACCCTGTACGAATAAAGTATTAGTTGCCTGACTTCCAACAGTCTGCGTAGTTACTCTTACTGAATCGAATAATGGACGATCAACCAAAAGTGGTTGTTTATTAGTCGAGGTAGATGCCACTTTTAATTACAATGCTTTTTGTCTATTATAGCCCTAGCCATATGGTGAAGGCAAAAATCCGGAGGGCATCTTATTTAGTTCACTTTTCATCATTACAGTAGGATCTTTCGATACATTCAATAACTCTTGAAAAGTCATCATAGATCCATCATTTTCATCAGGTTTAAATTTATATTTTTTAGCCATCCTATAATCCATTCTTTGCTGAGGAGTATATTCTTTCATTCCACTTCTATATACTTCTCCTGGTAGATAACTACTAGCGTAATCTATATATCTCATCTCCAGTTCTCAGCTAAATGCATCCTAGATCCTACGGCTGTATCTGCGGGACCTGGTAAAGCTTGTATAAATTCAGCACCTGAACGTTCATATCTATAACGTGCTTGAACTGGATCTTTGTAATTAGCAACGTAGAGTATTCCCGCTAATCTATTAGTTTCATACAAATATATCTCACTCCATATTTTCAAAGCTTCTTTCGCATTACTAGAACGAATTGTTCTATCTACGTCACCAGCGATAGTTTCTAATCTTGTAGAAGGAGTTGATGCTACTTCAGTTTTCTTTTCAGCAGTGTCACATCTACCAATCTGAACAATTATTTTATCTACAAAGAACGAATCTGGAACAGTATTCATTGCTTCTTCCAAACGGGCATAATCACCTGCAGGAACTGAGACTGTAAAATAGCCCAGATGGTACCTAACCCTACTTTTATCAAAGTCAGATAATTCCACTCTAAAAGTATTAAGTACCTAAATTATACTCGGATTAAATCAGCAGCTATAACAGAATCCCAGTCCACCCTCTTTATCTGCTTGAGTTGTTCCAGATTAGCAAATCTCTCACCCGATAAAGACATCTGTAGATCTTTTATTTCTCTTGCAGTTTTTAGTCCTATTCCTTTTATATGATCAGCAATCATCTGGGCTGTTGCACCATTTATATTTAGCCTCATATCAGGAGGGAAGGATCTGGGTTCTTCTTTAGCTGCCTTATCTTTTACTTGTAGTGTCTGGACTTTGGTAGTAGCTTTAGTGTCGGGAACCAATTCTTGGTCGTAAGCATAAAATACTTTGCCATCTTGATCCTCGACCATAAAGTACTCACCATTGTCGAGTTCACTAATTTTTTTAACTCTAGAACCAGTCTTTTTGTGTTGATAAAGCATAACTAAGATCAAAGTATTACCCTTGATCTTAGTTTACCTCATCTAGCTGACTGTGCGACCTATTATGTACTGCTCAATATCATTGTACTGAGGAGCTTCATCTGGTTGGATGTAGCATACTTCACATACAATGTATCCTTTCTTATTAGCATCTACATCTGCGTCGGATAGGTAGAAACCATTACCAGCGGAAGTAGCGTTAGCACCTGCTTTACTAAATACTTTGTAAGTAGTTGCAGCAGTGATTGACTTATAAGCTACGCCTGGATGTAATGCACCACCAGCAGCTGTACCAGAAGCTGTAATGAATGGGTTACCACTGAAACCTTCAACGCCAGCAGCGAAGAAGATAGCACCAGATCCACCATCACCTGTTCCATCTACTGTTGATGTGATGTTTGCCTGAGCACATCCTTCTGCAAGACCAGAAGCTGCTACAGGTGAACCACCATTACTACGTCCGAATGAGATTGCGTCACCAGTTGCGGCATAAATACCAGAAGCAACACGACCATCCCAACCAGATGCAACAGATACTGCAGCACGATAAACATAAGAAGGAAGAGTTGAACTACCTGAGATCACCATTCCTGTGATGTCTGTACGTGTATCATCATTTCTATAAGGTGAAGGAACGATAACATCTGCTGATGAAACCTTTCCACCTACCTTACCTGTAATCTGTGCATAACCACGTTGTTGAAAATATCTATAACCTGGAACTGCAAGTACAGAAGTAGGACCTCCTACACTCTTGTCATTAGAGCCACTATCGGTAGTATCAACATTTTTGTACCAACCGTTAAGAGCCTCTGTAAAGTTACCAGGGTAAATTTTCTTAGCTGATAAATAAGACATTTATTTCTCCTTTAATTTTACTTATTTTATTTAATTACTAGATGCTGCCGTCATCTGATACGAAACTAAATGCTGTTGTAACGAAATCTTTGTTTAGACTCTCGAAACCAGCGTATAGTTGCCAAATCAAAATGATAAAGCGGCTAAAATCATCGTTATTATTGATGAGTACCTGTGCATTAGGTCCACCAATTCCAACACCAATTGCTTGTGGTCCGAAGAAGAATCCTTGAGCAACTTCTCTAGAAGCATAAGAACTATTGTCAAAAGTAGCTGTTATGTTCTTAGTTGGGAAGTTTGTAGACTCGAAGAATTTAACACCTTCAAACTGTACGCCTGTTGGCATCACTGGTTCACCTGCAAGGAAGTAAGCTTGTCCAGCCTGAGGTCCTTGGAAGAAACTAGCGTTGTTAGGAATCATAGGATTACCCATGTACATTCCTTGGCCAGGAGCACCAGCGTAACGTGCGATTTCTCTGAAGTCGCTGTCACGACGTAAGTGCATCATGAATGTTGGATCAACTAAGCAACGATATAAACCGTCTGCATATGTTGGAACGTTTCTCTTACGTAAATCTTTAACAACAGTTAAGAGGTCAGTTTTTACTGAGAACTGTTGAATCTGGTTGCCATATTCTGTTGATGTATATGCAATACGTCCAGAAGAGTCTTTTGTTTTGCTACCAGCGAAGAAATATCCACCTTGTGTAGAGGATGCTGCTCCGTTAGTTTCTGCTTTTGCAAGCTCGTCAATGAATACTCTATCTCTCCATCTTCTATAGTCATCTAAAAGTGTTAGAGAACCAATAGACTGGTGGAACATGTTTAAGTTACCAGTATCTAAAAGAAGACGCTGTGCTGTAACTAAAGTTTCACGAGCAATTTTAAAGGTACTTGGCTGTGTAGTATCACCTGGATCTGCAGGACCTGTGTACTCTTTAAGTACTACAAGTACCTTTTCCTTTGTGATGTTACGGCTGTTTGCTGTACCAATTGTTTGATCGGCAATACGCTCTCTAGAGTCCTTAGTGCCTGGTGATCCCCAGAACTTGTATCTATCTAGTTGAACCGTTTGCCCGGGTTGGCGTGAAAAGTCGTGTACCACTACTGGTTCCACGGCCATTTCAGCCACGTATGCTGGGTGGGGCCTATATAGCTCCGCACCTAGAATCTTTGGAAAGTCATTATCAATGAACACTTTGCTTTATCCTCCAAAAGCGGCAGTAAATGTTTTATCGGGTAAAAGAGTTAGACGTTATTTCCGTCCTATCTATAAATTAAATTTTAGCAGTACATAATTTTTTACAAAAAGAAGTATGCACTGCTACAGAGCTAAGCCCTACTCCATTACGAATAATTTATTCTGTACGGTGTTTGGTTGTGCCTGGTTAAGCATTCTCCATGCGTTCTGTGGATCACGAGACATAGTGTCATTAAATGAACCCCAGAAATTTTCTGGCTGTTGTGGTGCAGCGGCCTGTGGAGGTGCTGGGAAGTTTGTTCCGTCTGTTGTAGCAGAAGTATTAGTTCCGTTAGCTACTGGAGCTGTTGGATATCCTTGTGTTTCTAACTGCTGCTCATTCTCATAAACAGGACATGGTCCTTCTGGTCCAAAGTACTTAAGTGTGTAATCACTCAATACGTCTGGGTTAGTAAGTATCTCGTTGTAAGCAAGGTTCTCTTGATGCTCTTGTACAGCGAAATCTGCATATCCTTTTATTAATCCTTGTGCTTGGTTACCCCACTGAACAGCACTATCTACCATCCCCTCTAGGTTTAGGGCGTACTGGTTTAGAACGGCTGGTGCCTCTATTCCGAACGCGTCCATCACCTGTCTGCTTTCGTTGCTCATTCCTACTTGGGCTTGTAGGTTGTCTAGATCCGCTGATGAGAGAGTCGAGGAGGTTTGGGAAGAGTTGGCCGAGTATGCCTGGTTGACTGACGAGGTCTGGGGAGCCGAGGCTGGCGTAGCTTGGCTGTTGCCTACTTGTCCGTAATTCGCTGGTCCGTATTGTGTCGCCGTCTGAGAGAGTTGACCCTGGAACGGGGATTGAACTGGTGTACTCAGGACGTTCATTACCTTGTTGAACGCCGATTCCCATGGATTGCCCTCCGGTGCCGCCGCCGGTTGGGATTGGGGGGCGTACTGAGTAGGGTTTGATTGGTAGCTGGGGGCTGCCTGAGGTACCGCTTGAGGGTAACTCGTACCCACCTGATAAGCCTGTGGTGCCGGTGCCTGAGGAGCCGGTTCCTCCCCA